GCGTCTTCGGCGTCACACCAGTCTTCGTCAGCATAATCGAGAGCGGACGCGCAGGCAATAACCCACGCATGCAACTCGACGTCCAAAACCGCACTATCCAGGAGATCCAGCGCAGCGTCGTCTCCGCATTGAATCATCAACTGCTCGAACGCATGAAGATCTACGATTGGGAGCTCACGTTCAAGGATATCGAGTTACGAGACGAACTCCGCCAAGTACAGATCCAGGAGATACGGGCCCGCGCAGCAGAACGATGGCTTGCGGCAGGCTTCCAGGTCAAGATCGACCCCAACACGGGCGACCTCGTCGTCAGCGGCGAAGGGAAACCGCCCGCTGAATCTCCGCCTGAGGCCCGAGGGGTTCCAGGGCCCCACATCTCCGAAGAGAGCGGAGCCATCTTGGAGAAGGGCCGTTTTTTCTCTAAGGCGAAGCCCACGATCCCAGGAGGACCCGAACACACCGAGCCAGACTGGACGCGTCTCGCAATCAAAGAGGAACGCAGCCTCGCAAGAAAGCTTCGCGCGATACTTCTCCAATACCGAAATCGGAAGATCACCCGCGAGGAGGCCCTGAAGCTCGGAGAGGGGACCATAACGAAACACCGACCGACCCTCGAGGAGATCGCCCTCACGAAATACAATCAGATGCTCAGGCGCATGCTCCCCGCCCGCGAGCGCCGTGGGTTCGAATCCCTCAAGGAGCTTCCGCCTGAAGCGTTGAGGCGAATAACCGCGGTACTTGAGGGAGCTCTCACAGATTTCAGATCAATCCTGGGAGACGCCCAAAGCCAAGCCTAGACTTCAGTGAGACGCTCCTAAACGTTGCCGATCAGAATACTCGTCCAGGAAGTCACCAAACTGTTCTACGAGACATGTCAGATCGGCGTAATGCCAAATACGACGGGCTACCCGCTCACACAGCGCATCGTCGATCAGTTTCTCACACATCACCAGGATCATCGCCTAAGCATCGAAGCGAGATCGCGTCTGCGAGATCGAGAATGATGATCCAAGATGCCGATCGAGGAATTCTGGCGGACCCTCCAGGGCCTACTCGCTCGCCTCTCGGACCTCGCTCATCATTTCACATGGTCTACAGTGAATACCGCGGTCCGTGAAACCGTCACAGTCGTCGAAGCCGAAAGGCCTCCCGAGGAAAGGCGACGGATCCTCTGGGTCACGATGGCCGATGAGAAAGTCTGCACCGTCTGCGACGAGAACGAGGACGAGTACGAGCTCGATGAGCCGCTGCCTGAGATGCCTGCGCATGTGATGTGCCGCTGCCACTGGGAAATAGTTGAATGAGGCCATCTTCGCGAGATCGACCTCGGGACCGTTGGCGTCCCGTCAAGGATGCAAAAGAGTTAGACCCGCGGCTGCCAGGCCCGCTCACAGGCATCGGCGACATCGTCCTTGACGACGCCAAACTAGAGCAGCTTATTCCGAACGATCGGATTCGCGAGATCGTGGTTCGACGCGAGGTCAAGAAGGGCACCGTCATCCCGATCGTGGACAAAGGCTACCGCTTCTACGCGGAGCCGATCCGCAGAGTCGTCTTCGGCAGACCTGTCAAATCCATGAACAGTATGCTCGCCGAGATCACGATTGAGCTCAACAAGATTCTACATCCTGAAAAGATGAAACGACTTGAAACCTAGCTTGACGGGCCTTGATCGAAGGCTCCTGGAAACGCTCTCAAAGATCCGCAAGCCCGCAACAGGCCGCTACCTAGCGAGGCTTCTGAACGAGCCTCCAGACGTCGTAAGCCAGCGTCTCGCGCAGCTCGCGCCAATCGTCAGACGAGAACAGCACTCGGTCAAATGCGCGGGGTCCGATCAGACCTACAAGATATGGGCCTATTCACTCGCGCACCCTGAGCTCGTAGCCGCCCGCATCTTTGCAGCCAAGACCTGCCCGAAAGGGACGATGCTCAACTCAATCGAGTAGACCCTGCATGGAGATCGCTAAAGGCCAAACCGCCGAACCAGTGGTCAAACTCGACATTAGCGAAGAGCGTCTGCCCGCGCCTCTGCAACATCCATCTGGAAAACGGAGATTGATGCCGCTATTGGTGCATTTGATGCCAGAACATGAGATTTACTGTGAACCCTTCTGTGGAATGGCCTGCGTCTTCTTCGGAAAGCCGCCCAGCGGAAAAGAGATCCTCAACGATCTGGACCCCGATTATGCTATCGTGCTCAAATTTCTCCGCGATGCAACGGAATCGGACTGGGATCGTCTAAAGGCGAAGAATTGGCGGCCCTCAAGGAATCAATTTGAAGAGCTCGCCGAATCCAAGCCTGCCAATGACTTCGACAAGGTCTACCGCGCCATGTACCTGATCCGTTTGGGATATCGAGGCCACAAGGGCAAAGGCAATTATTCACCAGCCGAAGCCCAACGAGTCGGATCAGGCATTCCTCCGCTGCTCTATGCGCGGCGCCATGAATACAAGGCTCGCCTGCAAGACGTGATCATCACAAGCCAAGATTTCCAGAAAAGCATGCAATCGCATGACTCGGCGAACATGCTATTCTACTTGGATCCACCGTACGTAAGCGGTCCTGGCTCAGGTCCGCAGCACTACTTAGGCGCCAGCGAGGAAGAATCCAGAGCCATCTTCCAACGGCTCCTCAAGACGCTCCAGGGGATCAAAGGAAAATGGATCATGACCCATTCCCAGAATCCGAAGATCTCAGACGCCCTCGAGAGAATCGGGAACCTGAGAAATGTCCGAGTGACAGAGCCCACCGAATTCGAAGGCGAAGGCGCATCACGAATCGAAATGATAGTGGCCAACTTCAAACTCCCCCATCGGCTCCAGATCCGCTACATACGGAAAGGCATACCGATCATGTCTCTCGAGATGTCGCAAGACGTCGATGAGAGCCAGCCAATGCAGAAGATCCCAGTTAAAGACATCAATCCCACGACACTCAGACGCGAGGATACCAAACAGGTCCTCAATCTGCACCTGCGAATGCATCAGCTCTGGGGCTCGCTTGCCCAACGCGATTCGCTGGACGGCATGACTCGCGAGGATATCGCGAACGCCCACTACTTCGTAGCCCAAGAGCTCGCACGCAGAGGCTTCCGCCACTTCATGCACGACTCGCTTGACGATACCCTCCAGGAGACCCCGCTCGGCAAAATGATGCAGAAGGTCTACGTCGAACGAGCAAAGCCCGCCTGGCGCATCTTCGAACTCGCAGATCTCCAGGAGATCGACGCGTTCAAGCCCGAGGGCGTCGAGCTCCTGCTCGAAGTCAAATGGGACGGCGAACGCATCCAGATCCAGAAACATGACGGCCGCGTAGAGATCTGGAGCGACTACCCGCGTCGCGTCGACCATCGCCTGCCGCATCAGGTCAAAGAGCTCGAGGCCCTGAAGGTGGATAACTTCAGACTCGACTCCGAGGCCATCATGCTAGAACCCGAAAGCAAAGAGGCACTGCATCGCACAATGGTCACTGCTCTGCTCAATGGCAAATTCGACCCGACTGAACGCGCCAAGATCCTTCATCTCATGGTCTTCGACTGTCTTGAATTCCGCGGCAAGGATCTCCGCGATCAGCCTCTAACAGAACGGATCAAATTCCTGAAGGAATTCACTGGAACCGACCATATCCATCTCCTCACCGATTATCTCTCCGAGGATCCTGGCAAGGACGCTCTTGCGTACATCATCCCACGCAGTCACAAGAAGTTCGAAGCCGCCATCGAGAGACTTGTGGAGAAATAGGAACAATGGGCGAGGCCGAGATCACTCTTGAGGTAAGCGCGGATAACCCACGAGTCTACGCTTTCCTCTGGCGCAACGGATTCTCCGCATACATCATGTTAGAGTTGACGATCACGCAGCGCCTCGAGAATGGAGAAGATTAGTGCCGTGCCCTTCAACCTTCTCGAATTCAAGAAGCTCTCAGAGGGCGTCATGATCAAGCGGACCGATAGCCGATACGAGGCTCCGCAGAATAAGGCTTGGGCCAAACTCAAACGCGAATACGAGATCGACGGCATCATTCTACAACGAAACCAGACGAAGATTCCAACAGTCTTCAACTACGATCTGGGCGTCGGACCGATCGTCGTGGAATATGCGAAAGCGATCGGAGAGAAGACTCGCCAGCACGGCGACAAGTGGTATATGTTCATCGGCACGAGTGATGCGACAACGCTCAAACTGAACGCAGGAGAGATCCTCAGGGTCGCGGCGGAAGAGGTCATAATCCACGAGACCGAGGATCCCGAGTATCCGTACTACACGGGCTACGTGATGCGGGTCCTCGAGCCCGTCCCAGAGAAGAGTCGTCCAGATCCCGTCTTGGTCATGGAGCGTCTGGCAGCTCTGGAGGCCCGCAGGCTTCCGCCGATCAAGAAGCAACTTGCGACAGTAGAGTTCCCCGAGTTCATTTGGATTCCTGGATTCATCTCAATCGCGGGCAGCCTCATCTACCACGCAGAAGGTTACACAGACCGCGAGCCGAATGATATCGACATAATCGCTCGCTGTGAACGAGATCCACAAGGCAGATTCATTCTGCGGCTAGATCCTGCGCTGCGATTGAAGCTCGATCGTATCCTGGAACGAAATTTCGGCGGGAAGGAAACCCAGTACTCCTCAAGTCCGTACGGGCCGAATTGGGACTACGCCCCAATCTACGATCTGGTCCTGCGCCCACACAAGCCGCTCAAGGTCGAGGAGCTCGAGGAAGACGAATTCAAGGAGCTCTTCTACAAGCAGGCCGAGGGGCGCCTCGAGAAGCAAGCGGATCCCTACATGGAATATCTGCCCGAGGACAAACGACACGACTACATGATGCATGCCCACTACCGCGGAAAAGGCGCGCATCTCGATCTACGCTTCCAGGGACCCGAGAAGAAGTACTTGATCGGATGGACCATTTCAGCCCAGAATCCAGGAGTCATCACAGAATCCGTTGAGACTCTGACAGACGCAAAGAAATGGTTCGCGAACTCCGACGCCTGGAAGATTGACTTCGAGAAGGGACGCGTTAAACTCCGCCGAGTCCGCGGAGGCCAAGTCAGGCCCGCTCAATTGTACGCTTCCAGGAAGGCGAAGGAACCGCTTCCCTGGATGAAGTTCGAGGGCCGAGTCGAGCCTGGCCAGGTCGGCGCAACTCGATACGAGTACGGAGTATTCCTCATCGTCGAGGATGGCACAATTCAGACTGGAGCGCAGAAACCCTACTTCCACGAATACTTCCTGAACGGCAAGATCTTCAAGGGCCGAATCGCCTTCCGTCTCCTGGGGCGCCTCGAGAAGCAGGCTCGCGACATCCTGCCCGTCGGCGTTGAGGCTGAGGACTTCCGAGATCCATACTTCTGGAGCCTCATTCAACCCGTGGACCAAAGGCCCTACGTGCTGAGCCGTGAAGCCGTCGAGAAGAAATGGATGCCGCCAGATGGATTCTCAGCACTCCCAGAGGAAGTTCGCTCTCAGCTCCCTCTCCAGTTCAGATATTGGAATGAGAAGGGCGAAAGCGCAAGGATGGCCCGAGATCTCCTTGTCGACGCCATTCAGGAAGGCCGCTTGAAGATCGACTTCGACGCCGTACTGCATGGACAGAGAATCGAGAAAGCCGCTTATCCCTACGTGATCCAGTGGCATTACTGGAAGAAGCAGAAAGTCGTCCGCGAGGGCCCGTCGACGCAACATTGGGATCTCCGCATCGACTTCGGCAAGCTACCGCTCTTCCATCTGGTCCTCGAGAGAAACCCGCTCGAGGAGAGTGAGGTCTCAGGCTATGAGAAACCATCCGAGGGCCGCGATGTCATGGAACGTGGCGAGGAGGGCGCTGAATACTTGGAACCGAGCGGGGATGCCAAGCCAAGCGAAGCAGGGTTCAATCCTTGGAATCCGACCAAAGAGACGCCCGCTTGGGTCGAGATGATTGATCACGGCGACGTCGAAGTCCTCGAACACACGCCGAATCTCATCCGCGTCCAATTCAAAAGTGGCCAGATGAAAGGAACCTGGCTGCTCGGACGCGAAGAACCAGGATCAAAGTTCTGGCACATGCGTCGAACCCGCGAAGGACCAGGATAGGAGATCGCGATGCCTAGACCCCAATTGCTCATGCAGACATGCGCCGTGGATCCACGGGAATGCGAGGTCTGCGGCGGCAACCCATTCAAATGCCAACTCTCACTCGAGATAATCGAGCGGAACATTCCGTATCGTCTAGTCAAGTTCACGCTGCCCGCTCAGGCCCAGATTATCCTCCAGGAGCCCGATCGGATCATCGCAGGCTACGCGAATATCGAGATCATAGACGCCCAGGGAGAGCTCATTCCTGCAGAAGCCTGGCATGAAGCATTCACCAAGTTCATGGCGAACCCGAAGTTTAGACTCGTCCACGTCTTCCATACCGATATCCCCATCGGCGAAGTCATCACAGGATACAAGGACTCGAAACATCGCATCTGGCGCTCCCATGTTGACGATCGCGGCCTCTTCGTCGTCGTTCGTCTACGCAAGGATCTCGTAGCCGCCGATCGCGTATGGGACGCCATCCTGAAAGGCCAACTTCGCGCTTTCAGCATCAGCGGACTCGCCCTCGAGCGTCGTGTAGAATGCGCAGGCGGACGATGCTTCCGAGTCATCCCACGACTAGAGCTCCACAGCATCACGGTCTGCGAGAAAGGAGCGAATCCAGGAGCACTCTTCGCGGTCGTGAAGAGCATCCCACTAGTAAGCCTTTTACGAATGCAAACGAAGCCCGCCCGACAGAAAATGTCTGAAGAGGAAATCCTGAACACACCCGAAGACCTCTCTATGCTAGAGAATGCAGGATCCGAAGGCAAGCCTTCGGAAACTCCTACTACACCGCAATCGAGCCAGCAAGCACCCGAGTCTAAAACTAGCGAGACTCAGAAGCAAGCGCAGCCGAGCGCTGATGCTGCGACGCCGCTCCTCCTCGAGATGAAAGCTCGCCTCGACCAGATCGCTGGCCAGATGGAGAAACTGGTCAGTGAGATGGAGAAGGCCCGCAAGCCCCAGGCGTATCCGTACCCTGGGAAGAAGAAGGCCAAGGAAGACGAGGAAGAAGAGGAGGAAGAGGAGGAAGAGAAGGCTGGAAAGAAGCCCGAGGAATACCCGCACCCCGAGGAGAAGGCTCCCAAGGGGAAGGACAAGGAAGAGCCCGAAGAGAAGGCTGGAAAGAAGCCAAAGTACCCTGCGCCACCAACACGGAAAGGCGAGGTCTTGGCCATCAGTGGGGAAGACCTCGCGAAGATGATCGAGGAGAAAGCCTCCGAGATCGCTGAGAAGAAAGTCACCGAGATCCTCCAGAAGTCTCTTGGCAAGACTGAGAAGCGCGGCCAAGTCCCTGATATCGGCGGCCCGTCGCCCGTCAGTGGACCTCAGGCGCTACTGAAGACGCCGCTCGCGAAACTCGGGACCATGCCGAGGCAAGAGTTCTGGAACCAACTCCGAGGAGGACAGTGATCCGAGTTGTCTAGTCTAGTGGATCCGCAAGTGGAACGCCTATTCCGCACGATGGAGAACCTCGAGAAACACTACTATGAGGGAGCTGGACGCTTCGAAGGCCCCTTCAAGATATTCGGCGCCGATCTCCTGCTCAAGCAGGCTCCGCATCTGACAACGACTGCGGGCCTCTGGCAGGCGATCCTCGGTCGAAGAGTTTGGGGACAACTCAACTACGAGCCCAACGCCTTCGCCATACTTCCGAAGAAGCCATGGGATCGCTCGGGATGGCGTGTCAAGACAGTTAAGGGCGCAACCACTGGGGGCGGCATCGCTGAAGACGGTACTCTGCCAACGACTATCAAGGCGACCTATTCGACAGTTGCGACGAAACCGAAGATCCACACGAACACATGGCAAGCAAGCGAGCTGCTCGCTCTACTCTCCGAAGTAGACGATGCAGTCGATATCCTCGCGGTGGGCCGAGAAGACGCAGGCCTAACTCACCGCGATCTTATGAACGTCGCCCTGCTCACCGAGTTCGGCACATTGCCAAGCAACACCATCGAATCTATCGACCGAATGTGTGCAAGCACCGCGGAGCGAACCGCCTGCGGTGAACACGACGGAGACGAAGACCCATGGGGTACTGCTGTCTTGGACAGAAGCGCAAACGCCTGGGCCGACTCGAACGTCTTACACAACAGCAACGTAGATCGAGATCTATCGCTTGCTCTGATAGACCAGCTCTATCGAACAATCTACACAGCCGCGGGTGAAACTCCCAACGTCATATTGACAGGCTACGATACGCTGTTCTCGTGGGGCGCATTGCTCCAGAGCCAGCAACGCTATTTTGGCTCCATAACCGTCCAGCCGACATTCAACGGAGTCCGCGCTGCCACGCCAGGCGTCGACGGCGCCTTCAACGTGAGCAGCTACTTCGACACTCCAATAATCGTATCCAAGAACACGGCTGTCGATACGATCAGCCGAATCTACATGCTGAATACGGAGTACCTGTTCCTCAAGGTCGCAAGGCCCTCGAGATACTTCGAGACCAGCGATCCCTTCGTCATCAACCAGTTCGCAACCAAAGGCGCCTACGAGACAGTCCTAGAACTGATCAGCACGTTCTTCAAAGCCCAGGGCAAGATCAGAGACCTCAAGTAGACACGCGCCGACAGGTGGCTGAGCCATGGGAAACATCACAGTCACAAGAGACGGGCCACCGAGAGCCGTCGGCAACAGACTCGTCGTGACAGGGCAGCTCTCGCCCTCAACATCTTACGCCGCAGGCGGAGATTCATTCACGGCCTCCATGTTTGGACTCTCGAGGATCGAACGTCTCATCGTAATGCCAGCGCTAGGCGGCTACTTGGCAGCGCCAGACATGACGAACTCGAAGGTCAAGATCTTCCAGAACGCTGCAGATGCAGGCGCCTTCGCGGAAGTCTCTGGCAATCTCTCAGCGCAGAAGTTCGACTTCGAAGTGATCGGCTCCAAGTAGGATCCACTCTAAGGAAAGTAGCTGAGGAATCAACCTTCGGGAGGTGAACGGTGCTGCGAGTGCGATGCGTAGCCAGGGAACCATACAGCCCTCCATTCGCGCTCGTGGGCCTCAACTTCGCGCCCTGGTTCCCAGGAGAGGAACGCGAGGTCCATGATGAGCTAGGCCAGAAACTACTCTCCGACAAGCATTTCGAGAGAGTCGCTCTCGAGGAAGAGCGAGTAGAAGAGATGAAGGCTAGACGGAAACCCTGACACAGACTCCGAGAGCCTAAATACGCTGTCTGACGAGTATGGGACTGGTAGGATCGAGCGACATGGCAAAGATCAAGTTCCTCGGAACGAAACCCATTCAGACGTCAGGCTACGCCAGCGTCCAAACCAAAGCCAGCCTCGGCCCCGAGATGACACCGCTCAAGGTCATGCAGAAAGAATGGTGCGACGGCTACACGAGACTCTGGAATCCAGGCGAAACGCTCTCTCTCGCATGCGATTGCCCAGACATGCGCCATATCCGACAGCTACTCGGCAACGAATACTTCGAAGTTTCACTATCGCTTGCCGAGAAGATCCGACTTGCGAGAATAGAAGGAAGAGAAGAGCCGAAAGAAGAGTGATGGGATGGGCAGGAGCATCGAAGTAACAGCCACAGGCACAGCCTACTCGTCCCCCTGCAAGCTCCTACGGATCATAGTCAAGCCTGGCGGAACAACAGGATCTTTCACCGTCAGAGACGGAGGCGCTGCTGGGCGAATAGTCGCATCGGATGGGAATGTCCCAGCGAGCGGACAAAGCTACTCCCTCGAAGTGGATCACGACTGCAAGACGGACCTCCACGTCACCATCTCAAACTGTGCTATCTATTGCGTGATAAGGTGACGTCACGACATGCCAGAAGGAAGAAAACGACAGAGAGCTAAGCTCGCCGCGATCCACGGGAGCGGGAGCGCGGCGGTCGATCAGGGCCGCAGCTTTGTCTCAACGACAGGACCGCGCACGACCACGGAGGGAGACATGAGATTCGCCCTCATTCGAGCTGGATCAACAAAGCAGACGCGGATTCGGAAGATCATCTGTTCTTCAGATGCAACGCTGCGCTTCCGATTCGCTTGCAATCCGACTGTCACGACCTATGGCACCGAGGAGGGCTATCAGAATCGAAGGCTTGGAGATGCGGGAACCGCGGAGGGGAGACTCTACTATAACCCGACGGTCTCGGCTGAAGGAACAGCGGTCTATGATCAATGGGTCAATCCAAACGCGCCCTTCGTCCTAGACTTCGCTGAATCTCCCTGGGTTCTGATTCCGAACCAAACGGTCCTCGTAACGATCGCGTCGGGCGGAGGCCAGAACGCCTCGCTTTCTATCGAATGGGACGAAGCTTGAACTCTTTCCATGGCGAGATTTCAAACCAGAAAGAGCTCACCAGTTCGTGACTGGTGAGAGAGACTAGAGAGTGAGCAGGATGAAAGTAAGAACAGCCCTAGTCTGCATTCTGATTTTCCTGGTCATACTTGCGTCGAACCTTGACGCCGCACAGGCCAGTCTTCCGCCTCCGACATCGAATACTTTCTTGGCGAACGCGGCCTCAACCGCGGTCTCGAACCTCTGGGATAGCAGCAGAGGCGCTTTCAAAGCCTCGCCTCTGACTGAGCCGTACAACTATTGGGTTGACGATCAAGGCAAGATGCTTGAGCTTCTCGCTGCAAGCCCGACGCATTGGAGCTATGGCTCTCAGGTTCGCTCATTCATCTCGAACCATCTCACGAGCACGGGAAGCGCAATCAGGCGTGACATCATCCAGCAGCCAACAATCGGAATTCAGAATCCGCTATCGTTCGTGGTTCACAATCGCCTCATAGAAGCCTATGGAGATCTCAGCAAAGCTAAGGATCGCAGCTTCAAGATTCTCTATCTCCCGCAAGGAATCCTGATGACGGTCATTCAGGGCCATGTGGTTTGGAACGGCACAGCAGACCTAGACTTGAGCTATGTCTATCCTCCAACTGACTACTCGGTTACGTCAGGAACAAGCGGCGGCCTCGAATACGCTCGACTGACTCAGATCTGGGATCTCACAGGATTCAAGATGACGATAGACTACACATTCTGGGAGCATCGCGCATACCTCCAAGTCGGATACACTTTGTATGCGAAGGCGAACATGAGCGACGTGAAAGTTGTCGTTCCACTTGATCAACTCGATTGGTTCGGCCCGACAATGTTCACGGGAGGGCCGCACTTAGGCTATCAATGGGTTTGGATGCCAGGCTATGCAGATCAGAAGAGCAACGACACGCCCAATCAGCATTTTCTCCCGAATCCCGCTCAATGGAATGCGACATGGTTCATGGTTCACATGCACGACAAGCCAGACGGCGTGAGCGCGAGCGTCGCAATCGTGGCCGATTGGGGAGTCAACAAGACTGCCCTCGGAGCCGTAGACAACGCGCTTACAGGCTCACCGCTGCCGTCTCTTCGAAACTCTCCGAACCTTCATTGGCTCAAACAGTACGCTTTTCTCGCAGCTATGACAGCAGGCCAAACGAAGACTTTCAGCCTCAAATACTATTTCTTGGACGGGCATGACTGGACGAATCTCTCCCCGACATACAGCGAGATCTTCAATGTTTGGAATCTGACTGACAAGGATCCAAGTCAGACCTATCAGTATGGAGCTCTCGTCTACGGCCTCACGAAAATGTATCAGGCCACAGGAGACGCCGCGTATCTCACGTTGGCCGTCAGGATCTGGGCGAATTGGGATCGAATGTTTCGGAGTGCTGGCACATATCCTCATGTTGCAGGAACCTACTTGCAGAGTCTCCCCTTCATACTTCGCGGAGAGCTCCTTCTCTATTCCATCTCAAGCGACCCTGGATTCCAAGCTCAAATGAATCAGGCGATAGCTCGTGCTCTGGACAAGCTGCTTGAGACGCAGCAGCTCGACGTCGGCAAGCCGAATTATGGAGGCTTTCAGGAATGGCGCTGGTACAACGAGACGTCGGGAATCCAGTATTGGGGAAACAGCTATCTCGATTTCACCGCTCCCGCGATTCGGGCGCTCGCAGATTACTACGATGCACGAGGGAACTCGACAGTTCTAAGTCGCATCACGATCGCGACGAATCACTTCAAAGTCGCGGATGGAACGAGCAACTATCAATATGTCGAATGGGACATCATCGCGCAAGTCGAGCGATATCACATTGTTCCCGCTGGGATCATCGTGGGCGGCCAGAATACGACCGCCACAATCTACGATTGGGCTTGGCCATCCTACAAGTCTGCGATGATCGCTCAAGCCTACTCGAGCACTCTTGACAGCCTTGGATACAGTCAGCCGATTGCTATGCGAGCGATCTCTCAGCTTTGGTGGAAAGCCGCTCTGAATTCGACGCGAACCATCGTCTACATCTTCCCTGACAAATACGAGACGAACAGCGAAACGCAGCCTTGGGGAGCTATCGCTTGGAAGGAATGGATGGATGCAGCGACCGCTCTCACAGGATCCGCGCAGATGGCTCCTGCGGGGATCCTCTCGAGTCTCCGCGTCAACATGACTGCGATATCATGGGGCACGAGTATTCTCAGCGTTCAGATGTCAGTTGCGTCGGGAGAGACGATCAAGGTCTCAGTGGCAAGCGGGAAAGAGATCTCGGGAGTCTATGTCGCAGGAGCATCAAGCTATTCGTACATTTGGGATCCATCGCGAGACGTGGCAGACGTCTCAATAGTCGTTCCGTTCACGGCCAGCTATGCGCTTCAAGTCTACTATCCGACCAACTACGATTTCCATCTCGAATATCCATACTTCAGGATCACATGGACAGGCTCGGGAGGCACGAAGAACTTCACGGGCTTCATGGTTGCGAATGAGCGTCTTGGAATCGTGAACTCTTCAAGGACAGGATTCAATCTCGGCTGGACTTATCCCTCATGGTGGATCCTCGTCAATGATACCGCATCAGGGCAGAATGAGGTCTGGGCTGTCTACAGCAAGCCTGTCGGATGGATCTTGTCGAATAGCCCTATGCCTAGAAGCGTCTACGGTCAGCAGAGCTTGATGGGCAACTTCACTCTCAGCGGAGCCCTCCATGTGAAGGCCGATTCAGGCTTCTTCGCCTATGGCCCAAGAATGGCGCAGCTCCAGGGACTGACCGCACCCTACGGAAACGGCACCTGGTTGGCATACCGATATGACCTCGTCGTGGTCCCGATCTCAGGCTACACGTACGGCCAGATCTACATCACCTGGGAGCAGGCGGGGCCTGGCACGGCTACGATGATAGTTGTCGGAATCATCGCGGTCTCGGCCGCTGGTGTGATCTACGTAGCCAGGAAGAAGATCAAGAAATGAGCTTAGCCTTCCAGGATACGAACGGCCTCTCGATCCAAGCGCTTAGGATCGACGAAGCGCAACCCACCTATCGGAAATTCCGAATCAAAAACACAAGCGCAAGCCCCATCGAGAACGTGAAACTTCGACTCCTCGAGCTCGGGAGAGCGGCCATAGATGCGTCTGAGCTCTCGCAGCGAGCGGTTCCAGAACTCAGCTATACGCGCCAAAGCAGCGGGCTTGCCGAGAAGCAGTACCTCGGCATCGGCCCAATCGCCGTCACGACCGAGGATCCTGAAGAGCTCGAGGCCGTCCTGATGACTGGATGGCTGCAACTTAGTCCCGACAGCTTCCGCTGGGGAAGTCTCCTCCAGATCGGGACGCTTGGTGCAGGCGAGTATCTTGACGTCTACGCGCGATATCAGAAACCAGTCTACGCGTCGACGCTGACATTCCAGTTCTCGCTCCACAACATCGGAACCGACACCTTCCTCAACGCGGTCCTAACCGCGTCTGGATCAGATCTCCTAAGCCTCAACGGCGTCGACTTCTCCTCGAGCGTGATCCTCGGCAATCTTGCGCCTGGCATCGTCAAGACAATCTGGATCCGCACCGCAAGCGTAGGATTCATAGTCGTCAACGCAAAGATCGAAGCCTTGACAGGGTCGAGCATCGTCTCCTCGATCAAGTTCGACGTCGCGGGCGGACGGGCATACTGCTCTATCCATCAGGTGCGCTCCTTCCTGACGACTGTCAATATTGACGTCGTCTCATCTGACGAGGAGATCTTAGATCTGATCTACGACGCCGCCGAGCATATCGACCGAGCAACGCAGAGGCGCTTCGATATGACTTTGACGACAGAGCGGTACGACGATCCAGGCGTCGGGAAGCTCGTACTGCGGAACTGGCCCATCGTAGAAGTGAACGCGATCCGTCTCTACGATCACTCGAATAAGATGATGAAGGAGCTCAAGCCCACAGACACGGACTGGAGCGAGCGGGTCATCGTCGATGATGAGAACGGCTTCCTCGAGCTCCCGATCACGAGGCAACCGATCTTTCTTGCAACGGATATCATAGGATGGCGTACGGGCGCTCCAAGCGAGCGGGCTGAATGGCCTCGATCGGCCGACGTCAGGAGAATGGCGTCGATCGTCGCCTGGATCGAGGTCGATTATGTTTATGGATTTCAGGCAATCCCAGAGCTCGCCCAGAAGGCATGCATGAAGCTCGTCGCGATGGAACTGCTCGGCAAGAAAGGCGCGTCGGAATCTCAGGGCACCAGCACATTCACGATCGCAGGCATGGGCGAGACTTGGGGCCAGGGCGCAGGCGTCTTCGGCGGCCCCTTCGGCGCCCTACTCGGGCAGCTTAACGCTGACGTCGAGAAGAACCTCACATTGCTTCAGCGACGCAGAGGCGTAGCCGTCTCAATCATTTAGGCGAATAGAACGATGGCAACTGTACTTCAGCCCGACGTCGTAGACCTCGTATGGAAGGCTCTCTCCGACGACACGACACTCAAAACCATTCAAGGCCTATCCATTACCAAGAAGACCGAGAGACGCGTCCTCGCCTCAACCAGCACCGAAGGGAACAGGCTTGCCCTCGTCAGCAAGACAGGCGAATTCATCGTCGAAACCAAGACAGGCTGCCAAGGCGTCGTCATGGCTGAACGAGTCAGGATCGACATCATCGTTAGAACCGTCGAAGGCAAAGAGGACGCTCGCGAAGCAGCGGACACGATAAGGAAGAGAATCCGAGAGCTCATGGTCACGCAGGAGTTCTCAGGCACAGGATGGCTCTACCATAAAGAGGTCGGCGATCGGTGGCCTTCCCCGCCGACATCGACGCGAGCGTACTGCATCCTCGAATACGATATGGTCACGAGCTTCGGAAAGGTCTAAATTGTATGGCGCAACGGGCGGGGCGAGGAATAGCCGTGCCGTTCAGTTGTGCGATTGCAGGCAACTTCGAGGCGGAGGAAGATGAGAAGACATTCCTCGCCCGCCTGAAAGACCTGATCGCCAAATACAAGGCTCAAGTTGCATACGCATCCTGGTCGGGGGCTCACACGGGCAGTCAAGACTTGAAAGAGTGAAATAGAAGATGGCAGGAGCGTCAGGGAAAGAATTCGTCGCGAAACACGCGATCCTCAGCGTCAACGGCGTCGTCATGGCAGCCGCAAAGAACTGGCGTGTACGATGGGGCCTCCCAACTCAGGAGGAGCCAGTCTGCGGCACCGACATTCCGCGAGTCCTACACGGAACTTTTCACGGCGAGGCTGAATGCGAATCCATCTATGTGGCCGACGATAACTGGGCCTCACTCGCGACTCTTCGGGACACACCAGTCACGATCGTATCGACGGACAAAGATACATCTTCGCCCCCAGGGCAGAAGGTGACCACGTCGTCCGTCAAGATTCGCGAGTTCGAGCGGGTCGGTCCTGGGAACGCGGATGGCGTCGTGAGAGCCAGGCTCTCGGGGACGATGGTAAGCGAGCCTAGCGTCGCATGAGCCCCGATGCCAGACATCGATATCTCAATAGAGGTCACGGGCGCCGAGGAATGGGCTGAGTATCTCCAATCCAGAGAAGTCGCCCAAACTGTCGAGGTCAAACTCGGCGAAGTCCTCCTCGAGATGATAGAGTACGGTCGATCCATCGCGCCCAAACGCACAGGTGCATATTCGGAAAGCATCTTCGCTGAGAAAGTAGGGGATCTGAAATTCATCTTCGGATCCCGTTCGCCCTACGCTGCGCCAATCGAATTCGGTTCGATGCCTCATTTCATCCTCCCCAGACGCGGTACAGCTCTCAGATTCGAAGTAGGTGGGGAAGTCGTCTTCGCCAAGTGCGTGATGCATCCAGGCACCGCTCCTCAGGAGATAATCCACCGAACGAAGAAGGACTTCCAATCGAGAATATACGAGGCGATCCGTGACGGAGTCAGGGAGGCCATGAAGAAATGAGCGAGGACGCGA